CTACAAGAATTAACTCGAGTGCAACAACTAGATAATGTGCAGACATATTTGTTAAATCGCAAAAAAGAAAGAAGATTAACTTCATTCAGACTCTGTGATCTTTATGCTTGTATAAATTGGCCAGTGGCTGCGGGACAAAGTCTTGATTATATCTGTTACGGAACTCCAGGAAATCCAGCAGGAAAAACTTATTCTGACTTACAAGTTACTGCCTATAAAGCCAACAGTTTATTTGATACCGCTAAAAAAGGTTATATAACCCTGGGCGATTTCCAAACATATATGGAGACATTTTTAACTCAAGTAAAACAAGCATTGGCCAATGCCGGTACTGTTAATCCTGCAGGAACATTACAATCGGGATCAGGATTAACAGTAACAGACGGGTCTGGCAAACCAGTTAACTCAGGATCTACAACCAGTACAGCTACTTCGGGTAATATAGGAGTAGACAATTCCGCTGGAAAATCTATTAGTAATCAATGTCCTAAAGATTGGCTAAGCAAGCCAGAATTATATAAAGCCACAGCGGCTATCAGTACCACTGCACCGCTATTAACACAGACTTACGCCACTAATATGATAGCCGAACTGGGTTATTTTGAAAGTCGCTGGGATTACGCCAGCACCGGAGTTACTAATTCTTCCAGTGGTAGTGCCTCAGTTGGGGGCAAAGGTACAGTATTAGTCATGGGCGATAGTATTGCATATGGAACAGGTGATGCGTTAAAGAACAAACTGCCTGCAACAAGCACAATGGCCGAAGTGGGCGATAATAGTACTACTATTTTAAACAATGCTAAAAATCCACCTGCACCGGCATCTGGCACCAAAGGCACTTATCAACAGTATAAGTACGAAAATGATTGGGTAGGTAAAGTACAAGTTGCTGTAATTTCAGCTGGTAGTAACGATATTGTAAAAGGTGTAGGTAATCAAACATTATTGGCCAGTAATTTACTTGGCACCAGAACAGCATTAAAAGCGGTCAAGTATATTTGGATAGTACCATATGACACAGTGGCCGCTGAAGTAGTGCGACAAGCAGCCGCTAAAAATAGTGATTTAACATTGTCGTTGTCTAAATATCCAACGGGCGATGGGTTACATCCATCCAGTTACCCCACAGTGGCCGCAGATCTACAGACTATGATAGCATCTGTCAGCAAAGATGTCACTGTTAATCCTGCCACACCGGCTGTAACAGCACCTGGAACTAACATAGGCAAATATCAAGTTGATGCTCAATATTTGGCCACAGCTGGATATATTAAACCTGATTCTATTACACAGTATGCGGATAAAACACTGAGCAAAAATGAAAGTTGGACTAACAAGGATAAAATTGGTAGCCAACAAGATTTCTTTAAAAATAAACAAACACAAGACAGTTTACAAGATCAAGAATTTCACGACAACTATACTAAACTTTTATCCAATCAAGGTATCTATGCCGATGACGATATTTGTACAGCTGCAGGTATGTTGTTTGTGGCACACAAATATCGCAGTGCCGATCTAGCCGCAGAATGGCGCAAGACTGGCGCAGTAAAAAAACTTCCTACCTGGACCGGGCAAGCCGGAACAGCCGAAGAATATTTCAATCATGGTCGCTATGCAATTGATGTTTTATCGGCGCCGGAAACAGCCAATGCAACATCGCCATCGTCGGGATTAAATGGCGCTAATCTTACTAACATTAACCCTGATGATGTGTTTATATTTAAAAACTCAAAGTTAGGAACACGAGCCAGATTTGATCAATGTACAACTGAATTTAAAACTGCAATACTTAATGCAGCCAAAGCCTACAAAGACAAAAACGGTGGCAAAAAAGTCAATGTTAATACTACCTACAGAAGTGTTGACGAACAACGCAGTATGAGGACCGAATGGGAACAGGCCGGCGGAACTGAAAAAAATCCAAGTGCCAATACCCCAAGTTATGGGACACTATTTAACCCAGCACAACCAGGGTCAAGCCCACATAACTTTGGTGTAGCAATGGACTGTCAAGAAGCCGAGGCTATTGCTGCCGCAGTAAATTTAGGTTCGTTGGGCTTAGAGCTAGTAAAAGGTGATCCTCCACATATTCAGCTAAAGAAACCATACCCAACCGGTGAGACAACTCCTAAGTCAGCTAGAGCACCCACTGGCCCCGGTGATAAGTTAGTTGTAATGATCACTGGTCTAGAATCTGCTGGTGAGCCTTATAAAACTGGAGTTAAAAATTTAGCCACTGCATTGAACCAATCAGGATTTGACGCACAGGTCTTTGGTTGTCAAGATGGGGCAGGCGCCATTGCTTACATTACACAAAATCTAGGTACTAAAAAGTTAGTATTATTTGGATTTAGTAAAGGTGCTGAAATAGTGTTTACTATTGCGGCCGCTGTCAAGACAGTGGACCTAATGATCTGTGTTGACGGATTCCCCACAGTGGGATCTAGTAGATTAGCAAACTTACCGGCCAATGTAACTCGAGCTGTAAACTATTACAATCCTATCAGTTATCCAAAAGCCGGGTACGGTTGCCCTTATCCCGCACCGCCTGCGTCGGCTCGTGTTACACACATACAAAACAATACTTCACACATAGGCATTGTAGCGGCTATTGCAGGCAGTGCCACTGGCGATATTAACGGAGCCTAACCAGGTAAATACTAGACCATGGCCACATTATACAAAGGATTCAGCACAATTGATAGATACAAAAAATTTCGTATCACCGATATTGATCTGATCAAACAAGACTTAACCAATCATTTTAACATACGCAAGGGCGAAAAGCTCATGCAACCAGACTTTGGCACTATAATCTGGAGTTTATTATTTGAACCCATGACTGACGCAGTGCATCAGGCCATAGTAGAAGATGTGACTCAAATAGTTAAATACGACCCTCGTACCAATTTACAAAACATTACTATCAACGAATATCAAAATGGAATACAGATTGCCATTGATTTACTGTACATTCCTACCGACCAAATAACCAGTCTAAACTTACAATTTGACTCAAATAGTCAAAATTTAACCACTAGTACTCTGGTTTAATATACCCAGTTTTTAACAGCGATAAATACTCTATAAGGGATATATTCGCATGGCTATTACAACTCGTCAAACAAATTTACTAGTTAATCAAGACTGGACTACCTTGTACCAGAGCTTTCAAAATGCTGACTTCCAAAGTTATGATTTTGAAACTATACGCAATTCAATGATCAATTATTTGCGTAGTTACTACCCCGAAGACTTTAACGACTTCACTGAAAGTTCAGAGTATGTAGCCCTAATAGATCTTATTGCTTACCTAGGACAAAGTCTAGCGTTCCGTACAGATTTAAATGCCAGAGAAAATTTCTTTGACACAGCTGAACGCAGAGATAGCATTTTACGCTTGGCCAGTTTAATTAATTACAATGCCAAACGCAATACAGCAGCGTCAGGTTATTTAAAAATTGACAGTATTACCACTAGCGAAAGTGTATTTGACAGCAACGGATTAAATTTAGCTAATTTATTAATCAACTGGAACGATACCACTAACCAAGACTGGCAAGAACAGTTTACTTCTATCTTAAATGCTGCTATAATTACCAATCAAAGTATAGGCAATCCTGGCAACACACAAGATATCAATGGTATTATGACCAGTGAGTATAGTGTAAACATTGTACCAGGAGTAATACCAGCGTATAGATTTGCATCAACAGTTGAAGGCTCCTTGACTACTTTTGAAGCTGTAAGTGCTACCAGTGCAGGGCAAAACTATATATACGAAGCAAGTCCAGCACCCAGTGGCATATTTAATTTGCTATATCAAAACGATAACTTAGGCAATGACAGCGTTAATACCGGATATTTTTTGTATTTTAAACAAGGTGCCTTAAACAATATCACATTAAATCTACAACAGAGTTTACCTAATCGTGTGGTTAGTGTTAACTATGATAATATTAACAATTCTGACGTTTGGTTATATCAACTAGATAAAAATAATCGTCCGTCTACTGTCTGGGCCAGTGTGCCTGCTGTAGCCGGCATCAATATAATCTACAATCAAAGTGTTAATCGTAATTTGTATCAGGTTAGTACTCGTGGCAATGATCAAATTGATTTGGTATTTGGCGACGGAAGTTTTGCCAATATTCCACAGGGCAACTTCCAAGCATTTTATCGTATTAGTAATGGATTAAATTATAAAATTACTCCCGCTGAGATGCAAAATATTACCATCTCAATGAATTATGTAAGTCGTAATAATGTTGTAGAAACGCTGACTATACAAGCCAGTTTACATTATACAGTAACCAATTCTTCAGCTAGAGAATTAATCAACGATATACGTCTTAAAGCACCACAGCAGTATTATACGCAAAATCGTATGATCACTGGAGAAGATTATAATCTTTTCCCGTACACTAATTTTAACAACATTGTCAAAGTTAAAGCAGTTAATCGTACCAGTTCTGGTATCAGCAGATATTTAGATGTATTGGACGTTACTGGAAAATATTCTAGTACAAATGTTTTTTGTAACGATGGTATATTGTATGAGCAATCAACTTTGCCTAGCCAAACATTTAGTTTTAATTCTTTAAACGACATTAACAATGTAATTTACAATACATTGATGCCTATTTTAAGTAGTACAGCAATACAACAATTTTATTATGCTAACTATACTAGATATGCACCTGTTGGCACAGCCAATTGGTTACAAACTACAGCAGATTCAAGCACAAGTACTGGTAATATTGTGGGATATAACAATAATATTTTAAATGTTGGATATGTTACTTCTAGCAATAATTTACAGTATATTACCACTGGCGCTTTATTGAAATTTACAGCCGGAACTGGAAAATATTTTAACGCACAAAACATTATTGTTACAGGAACTCCGCAATATGCCAATGACAAAACTTATATTTGGGCTGGCGTATTAAATGTAGCTAATGCATCGACTCTTACATTAAGTCAAAATATACCAACTAACGCTGTGTTGGCATCAATTATTCCAGTGTTTAAAACTACATTGACTAACACTGTATTAATTAATACAATGGTAAATCTTATCAAGAGTTATAAAAACTTTGGCCTACGTTACGATGTTCCAAGTCAAAGTTGGGAAATAGTTGCGCCTGCAGACTTAAGTCTTGGCGCATTTAGTTTGACACATCAAGGCGACACAACTGGTGCAAATTTAGACAGCAGTTGGTTAGTTGCATTTACCTATAACGGAGTTACTTACAATTTAGTCAATCGCAGTTTAGAGTACGTATTTGAAAGTACAGCTCAAACAGTATTTTACTTTGATCCTGATGTTAAAGTATTTGATAGTAAGAGTGGAAAAACAATTATTGACCAAATTGATGTCTTAGGAACCAACTCAGCACCAGACAGCCTCAGTTCTCTGGGACATGCACAGTCATGGTACATATATGACCGAGTTACTGCCCCTGACGGATACCTAGATGACACCAAAGTTAAAATTACATTCCCTAACATTAACAATGGTATACCCTCAGACCCTGACCTGTTTACAAATATTGTAGCTCCTACGGTTAATGTAACACAAAAATACGTATATTTTAAAGAAATTACAGATCAAACTACCGGTAGTTTTATGAGCTTGGAGCCAGTGGATAGCACATTGGTAGTGTCAGACTATGCCACTAAGTCGGCAATTTTAGCCAATCAAAATTTATATATTGATGGTCAACTATTTTATGCTACCTCTGAAGACAATTTTTACATATTGTCGATTAGTGCTAGCCTGGTAAGAACATTAACATTATTAACTAATTACGAAGCAGAAATAGGACGTCAAAGTTTGTATTTCCAATACCAACATAACAGTCCAAGCGATCGTCGTATAGATCCTAGCCCAAACAACATAATGGATTTATATATCTTAACAACCAGTTATACCAATGATTACATTGCATGGATACAAGATACCACAGGTGCTATCACCGAACCTATCCCACCAACAAACGATCAATTGAAAATAGCATACGGATCTGGCCCTACTAGTCTTGAAAATTATAAACCCATGAGCGACACTATAATTTATAATCCAGGACGATATAAACCAGTGTTTGGTGCAAAGGCCGCTACTGGTTTGCAAGCTACATTTAAAATTGTTAAAAATCCTAACTTGACAATTACAGATAATGATGTTGTTAGCCAGACCATTGTTGCTATTAATACATATTTTAATACAGCAAACTGGGACTTTGGTGAAACATTTTACTTCAGTGAATTGGCTACATACTTACACAACACACTAGCACCTAATGCGGCCAGTATTATTATTGTGCCAACTAATACCGATACTGCCTTTGGCGGATTAATGCAGATCAATGCCAATCCCGATGAAGTTATTATCAGTTGTGCCACAGCACAGAACGTACAAATAATCAGTGCGATAACTGCTGCACAACTTAACCAAACACTTGCTGGAACTAATATAATTGTATAATTGGGATATGTAATGGCATCTATAAAGACCATAAATTTTTTACCTGAAGTATTTAGAACAGATAATAATCAAAAGTTTCTAAATGCTACATTAGATCAACTGTATACTCCTCCGGATCTTAGATCGGTAAATGGGTATGTGGGACGTAAATTTGCACCTACTTATCAAGCTGGTGATAATTATCAACCTGAACCGTCTGCTCAAAGACAAAACTACCAATTGGAACCTAGTGTAGTTGTTAAAAACCCAGTTACTAAAGAAGTTGAATTTTTTAGCAGTTATCCTGACTTATTAAATCAATTAAATTATAATGGAGCACTCACTGACAATCAATCTAGATTGTTCTCAGCCGAAACTTACAGCTATGATGGCTTATTTGATTTTGATAAATTTGTAAACTTTAATCAATACTATTGGTTGACCAATGGTCCAGACACAGTTGAAGTATACGGAACATCAGTAGCACAGTCGGCAACATATACAGTTATCAGAGATGCTAATACCGGTACGTATCGTTTTACAGGATTTGGCGCAGCATCAAATCCTACTGTACGCCTGGGCCGTGGCGGTGTATATAAATTTATAGTTGATCAACCCGGTTATCCATTTTGGATACAGAGCAGTCCGGGGACGTCGGGATTAAAAACCAATCAAAGTAATCTCAGCAGTAGAAATGTCCTGGGAGTTGTTAATAACGGAATTGACGTTGGGACAATAACATTTAGTGTACCACAAACCACTGGTCAAGACTATTATATTACAATGCCGGTAGTTTCTACGGTAGATGTTAGTACATCATTGCACTATAATCAAATACAAGGTGCTACTATTGCCCAGTTACAAGCACTGGGTGGATTAGATGGCATCACTGGTAATCTTGTTGGTAAAACTTTTATTTTTACTAACTCTGATATTGACGATAGTTTTTGGACTGTAAATTCTACAACAGTACCAACGGCACAACGCCGAAGCGTATGGCAAATACAGTTGGTGGGCAGTGCAATCAATCTTACTCCTATCCTAGCAGTCACAACCAATCAGCGTGTGTATGTTACCAGTGGACAAACCTATGCCGAATACAGTTTTTATATTGATCCAAATTTTAAATATTACTTTACAGTACCGGATCTAACCGCACCCTTAGACATCCTATACTATCAAGACGGAGTAGGCTCTACCCTAGTAGGTGAATTTGGCCTGGTAGAATTAGACAATACCGTTGTTGCAGTTGACACCGACATTGTAGGTAAAATGGCCTATACTAGTCACAATGGAGTTGCCTTTACTAATGGATTAAAAGTACAATTTGACGCCAGTGCTGTACCTACGACTTATGCTGGTAACACTTATTATGTAGAAGGTGTGGGCACTGGTATTCGATTGTTACCTGTTACAAATTTCCAAACTCCTGAATCTTATCTTAAAGGTGCAGGGCCAGTTACCCCTGACTATATTACAATTAATAGAGCCAGCCAAGATTTAAATCCCTGGACTCGTAGTAATCGTTGGTTTCATATAGATGTTATTAAAGCCGCTGCCGTGTATAACAATACTGTTCCGGTGTTTGATCAAAACTTACGTGCCAGCAGGGCTATCATTGAGTTTGAAGCTGACTTACAGTTATATAACTTTGGTCGTGAAGCAAAAGTTCCTGTAGATATTTTTGCCAATGATGGCAGTATCACTGACGCTCGTAATCAAGTCGAATTACAAACTTATAAAAGTATAATGGGAGTTGCGTTACAAAATGGACAACGTATTATATTTGCTGATGATTTTGACTTAACTGTACGCAATCAAATATTTGTTGTTAGTATTAGTTCAATTAATTCAGCTCCGGTTATAACACTACAACCAGCCACCGACAACGCCGTTGCAACTTATAATAATTTAATAGTGTTAAGTGGTACCAATGCTGGTATTGAATATTGGTTTAACGGTGATGTATGGAAGCAAGGACAACAAAAAACCAGTTTAAATCAAACTCCTATGTTTGATGTAATTGACAATAATGGTGTAAGTTTAGGAGATACCTCGGTATATCCTCGTAGCACTTTTGCCACTACAAAAAACAATCAAGGAACTGTCACTGGTGGAACAGCCGTATTTTCTTACGATGTTGGAACCGGTACACCAGACCAAGTTTTAGGATTCCCATTAAACTATAGAACATTTACCCTGTCAGGTGACATACAGTTTGTTAATAACTTTGACTCTGACACATTTAGTTATACAGAAAATTCTGCTACAGTATCAGCTAATATTAATACCTTAGGTACACTACAACAAACTACTGG